CTGGCCGGGCATGTGGCTGCAGCCATTGAAAAGCACAAGCCTGATGCCGTGTTCATCGACGCCGGGCACGGGCAGGGTGTGATTGACCGCCTGCGCTCTTTGGGGCATCCGGTCATCGAGGTGCATTTCGGCGGCAAGCCCAACGCCGACCGCTTCCTGAACAAGCGCGCCGAGATGTGGGAATCCGTCGCCGAGTGGGTGCGCGCCGGCGGGTCGATACCGGATGTGCCGCGACTCAAGCAAGACCTGGCGACGCCGACCTACAGCTACAACGCCGCCGGAAAGATTCAGCTGGAGAGCAAGGACGCCATCCGCGAGCGCGGCCTGCCGTCTCCCGACCTGGGCGACGCGCTGGCCCTAACCTTCGCGTTCCCGGTGCAGAAAAAGCAGCACAACCCGTTCAACCAGCGTCCCGGCCGGATGGTCGCGACCGATTACGACCCCTACAGGTAGCCATCATGTGCAGTGTCAAGATGCCGAAGATGCCGGCGCCGCCTCCCGTGGCGCAGGCCGAAGACCCGGCCGTGGCCAAGGCCCGCGACGACGAGCGCCGCCGTCTCGCGATGATGAACGGGCGCGCCTCCACCGTCATGGGCAGCCTGGCAAAACCCGCAGCTGGCGCCGCTCCGTTCAAGACCACGCTGGGCGGATGACCCCATGAAGAACACGACCGATATCCGCAAGCACATCCTGAAGCGGATGACGGTGCTCGAAACCGACTTCAACAGCTTCAAGCCGCACCTGCAGGACTTGAACAAGTACATCATGCCGCGCCAGGCGCGCTTCATGCCGTCCGACCAAGGGCAGGACAAGCGCAACCGGGACATCATCGTCAACACAGCCACAATGGCCGCGAACACGCTGTCCTCCGGCATGATGACCGGCGTCACCAGCCCGGCCCGCCCGTGGTTCAACCTGACCACCGAAGACCAGCAACTGGCGGACAACCCGGCCGTGAAGGCATGGCTGTACGAGGTCGTGCAGCGGATGCGCGAGGTATTCATCCGCTCCAACCTCTACAACGCCCTGCCGCAGTTGTACATGGATCTGGGTGTCTACGGCACAGGGGCGATATTCGAGGATGAGGATGACGAGGACGGCGTGCGCTTCTATGTGCTTCCGGTCGGGTCCTATGTCTGCGCGGTGTCGGCCCGCGGCTCTGTGGACACCATGTACCGCCGCCTGCGGCTGTCCGTGCGCAATCTGGTCGAGATGTTTGGCGAGGAGGCCGTCAGCGAGTCGGTGCGCGGCATGTATCGCGGCGGCCGCCATGACCAGTTGATCGATGTCATCCACGCGGTGGAGCCCAACCTGTGGCGCGACCACGGCAAGATCGATGCACCCAACATGGAATACGCCTCGGTATGGATGGAGGCAAACTGCCCGGATGACAAGCTGCTTCGGTTCAGCGGATACGCCGAGTTTCCGGTGATGGTTCCCCGGTGGTCTGTTCTGGATGGCGAGGTCTGGGGCTACGGCCCGGGCATGGTGGCGCTTCCGGATATCAAGGCGCTTCAGTTGGAGAGCAAGCAGAAGCTGAAGATGATCGCCAAGATCGCCGACCCGCCCATGGTTGGACCGTCATCGCTGATGAACCAACGCGCCAGCCTGCTGCCGGGCGACATTACCTATGTGGACGCTTCCGGCGGCATGCAGGGATTCCAGCCCGCCCAGACCGTGGATCCCGGGGCGCTCAACTGGTTGATCCAGGATATCCAGGAGTGCGAGCAGCGCATCCGCAGGGCGTTCTTCGAGGACTTGTTCCTGATGCTGGCGCAGACAGACCGCCGCCAGATCACCGCCCGGGAGATCGAGGAGCGGCACGAGGAAAAGCTGCTGGTGCTGGGCTCGGTGGTGGAGCGACTGAACGAGGAGTTGCTTGACCCGCTGATCGATCGCACGTTCGGCATCATGTCGCGCCGCGGCTTCCTGCCCGAGCCTCCGGAAGAACTGCAGGGCTCGCCGCTCAAGGTCGAGTACATCAGCATCATGTCTCAGGCCCAGAAGATGGTGGGCATCATCAGCATCGAGCGCCTGACCGGATTTGTCGGCCAGGTGGCGCAGGCCAGCCCTGCCGTGCTTGACCGCATCAACTTCGACGAGGCCGTCGAAGAGTACGGCCGGATGTTGGGCGTTCCTCCGTCCGTAGTGCTTTCCGATGAGCAGGTGGCCTCCATCCGCTACGACCGCGAACAGCAGGCCCAGGCAGCCCAGGCCATGCAGATGGCTCAGCAGGGCGCGGCAATCGCCAAGGATGCCAGCCAGGCCAAAACCGGAGGAGAGGATCAGAACATGCTGACTGACGTCATGCGGATGATGGGGGCCGGATGATCGACCACGAGAAGGCCCGGCGCGAGGCGCGCCTGGCGGAATTGAACGATCTGGCCGCCGTCCTGAAGACCGAGGAGGGAATCCGCGTCCTGCGCCGCCTGATGGCCCGCTGCGGAATCCTCCAGCCGTCACTGAGCGCGGACACGCTGGCCATGGCCCGCAGCGAAGGCATCCGCTATGTCGGCCTGTCCCTGCTGCAAGACATTCGCGAGGCAAGCCCTGCCTCCTTCCCCCTGCTGTTCGCGCGGCAGGACGACCCGAAACCCGCTGTCACCGAGTAAGACCATGACCACTGATACCACTCCGGGAACGGAAGCACCCGGCGGAACACCCGCGCCTGAAGCAAAGCAGGCGCCGGAAACGCAAGACCCGGCAAAGCCCGCCGAGCCTGCCCAGCCGGACAAGGAAGCACCAGCCGCGCCGGTTGGCGCTCCCGAGCAATACGCCCCGGTGACCGCGCCGGAAGGGCTGGAGGTGGATGCAGCCGCCGTGGATTCCTTCCTGCCCACCGCCAAGGCGCTGAACCTGACCCAGGAGCAACTGCAGGGCCTGGTGGAGTACCAGGCAAGGCAGGCCGCAGAGGCCCAGCAGGCGCTTGTCGAAGGCTGGGAGTCGTCGCTCAAGGCTGACAAGGAGTTTGGCGGCGCGAACTATGAGAGCAACAAGCTTGCCGCCCTAAAGGCGGTTGGCGCGTTCGGCAGCCCGGAGCTGGTGGAGTTCTTCAATGCCACCGGCCTCGGAAGTCATCCGGAAATCGTCAAGGCCTTCGCCAAGATCGGCAAGACCATCAGCGAAGACCGATTCCACCCGGAAACCAAGACCGGCAGCCAGAAGACGCTGGCTGAACGGATGTACCCCCAAACCAAGTAATCCGGAGATTACATCATGGCCACCATTGGCACCTCCTACCCGACGCTGCTGGACGTTTCCAAGAACTTCGGCGCGGACGGCAACCCCCTGCCGCTGGCTGAATTGCTCAGTCAGCAAAACCCCATCCTCGACGACATTCCGTGGTTCGAGGCCAACTCCACCACCGGCCACCGCATTTCCGTGCGCTCCGGCTACCCGGATGCCGCGCTGCGCAAGCTGAACGCCGGCGTCAGCCCGTCCAAGAGCAACTACTCCGATGTCACTGAAAGCATGGGCTTGGTCGCGTCCCTGGGCATCGTCGACAAGAAGCTGGCTGAAATGTCCGCTAATGTCGCCGAGTTCCGGATGCGCGAGAACATCGGCCACATCGAGGCGATGAACCAGAAGTTCACGGAACTGCTGATCTACGGCGATACCGACACCACGCCGGAAGGTTTTCTCGGTCTGGCTCCGCGCTTCGACGACATCACCGGCCCCAACAACGCCTCCCAGATCATTGATGCGGGCGGCAATGATTCTGACCTGTGCAGCATCTGGCTGGTTGGCTGGGGCGCTGACTCGGTGCACGGCATCTATCCGAAGGGCTCGCAAGCCGGTCTCGTCCACAAGGACATGGGCGAGGAGCTGGTGTCCGACGGCAACGGCGGCCAGTACCCGGCACTGCGCGACTGGTTCGAGTGGACCGGCGGTATCGCTGTCAAGGACTGGCGCCAGATCGTTCGCATCGCGAACATCGATGTCAGCGCCCTGACCAAGAACGCTGCATCCGGCGCTGACCTGATCGACCTGATGGTCCAGGCCACGGAGCAGATGAACAACCGCGAGGCTGTGCGTCCGGTGTTCTATGTGCCGCGCGTCCTGCGCAGCTTCCTGCGCCGCCAGATCGTCAACAAGTCCAACGTGTGGCTGTCCACCGGCGAAGTGGCCGGCCGCAGCGTCACGATGTTCGACGACATCCCCGTCCGCCGCGTCGACAAGATGCTGCTGACTGAATCCCGCATCGTCTAACCGGAGCAATCGCCATGATTCTCGATGCCCAGAATGAGTTTTCCGACAGCCAGGCCGTGACCTCAACGGCCATTTCCACCAACGTCGTCGACCTGGATTCGGCGTCGATCCCCAAGAACATCGGCGGCTCGGAGCCGCTGTACCTGGTGATCCAGACCGCCGTGACCTGCACCGACACCGGCAGCGATGCAACCGTGACGTTCACGCTGGAATCGGACAGCGCCGCCGCCCTCAACTCCTCGCCGACGGTGCACTTCAGCACTGGCGCGCTGGCGTTTGCCACCTATGCCACGGCAGGCACTCGCGTGGCGGTGACGCCGTTGCCGTTCGGTGACTACAAGCGATATCTCGGCGTGCGCTACACCGTCGCCTCCGGGCCGCTGACCGCCGGTGCTTTCGATGCGTTCCTGACCCGCGATCCGCAGTTCTGGAATGCGCAGAACGCCAACAACCCGCAGGCCCGTTGATAGCGAGGTGATGACATGGGCAAGCCCATGAAGACGCCGCGCAAGGTGCTGGGGGGCGATGCCCCCCTGTACCGGGTGACGGCAAAGAGTTACATCAATGGCGTGATCTGCGGACCCGGCACTGACGTGGATACCATTCGTTACGATGGCATTCCCGGCAAGGCGCTGGAGCCGCTGAACGACGCGGCCAAGGCGGCCAAGGATGCCGCCGCCAAGCGCAAGCAGGCTGCAGCGAAGGGGGTGGAGTAATGGCGTCCGTCACGGATATCTACAACCAGGCGCTGGCGAACCTTGGCGTCACCCGGTACGTCAGCGACACGACGGACCAGACGCTGGAGGCCGAGGTTTGCACTCAATGGTATGAGCAGGTCCGTGACGAATTGCTGCGCTCCGCCGACTGGCCGTTCGCGCGTCGCCGGGTGGCGCTGGCGTTGGTGGCCGACGGGCCGGACCACTGGGAATACCAGTACCGCTACCCGTCTGACTGCCTGTTCCTGCGCACCCTGGTGGTGGATGGCATTCGCAACCCGCGCACTGACCAGCGCACCGAATTCGAGATCGCATCCGATGCGACAGCCCGCGTGATCTGGACGGACATGGAGTCCGCCAGCGCGGTCTACACCAAGCGCATCACGGACACGACGGTATTCGACCCGCTGTTCGTTTCCGCGCTGGCGTGGGGGCTGTCAGCCCGCATCGCCATGCCGCTTTCCGTGGATGCCAGGCTCTCGCAGATGGCGTCACAGCAGTATTCCCTGGCGGTGCAGCGCGCGCTGGCCGCCGCCTTCAACGAGGGCTATCAGGCGCAGCCTGACCCATCGATCCTTTCCCTCCGCTTCGGGTGAGCCATGCCCAATAACCTGCTTCAGGCCAGCTTCACCGCCGGGGAACTGGCGCCTGTGCTGCATGGTCGCGTCGATCTCCAGAAATACCAGACCGGCGCCGCGCTGCTGAAGAACTGGATCCCCATGCAATATGGCGGCATCACCAACCGCCCCGGGCTGGAGCACGTCATTTTTGCAAAAAGCAGAGTCAGCAAATCGCGCCTGATACCTTTCCAGGCAGAAAATGGCGATGCTTTTGTCATTGAGCTGGCCGACAAAAAAATAAGATTTATCAGGAGCGGCGGCATCATAACAACATCAATAGGATCCATTGACGCCGTAACCAATGGTGCCCCGCTGGTAATTTCGACCACTGCAGGCCATGGCTTATCGAGCGGAGACCTTGTTGCCATCTCGGAATGCGAGGGCATGACGGAACTGAATGGCGGAATCTTCAAGGTATATGTCGATTCTCCATTTGACTTCCGCATTGCGCATCCGGTCACCCTGCATGCGGTAAACGGATCTGATTTTGGCGTGTACACATCTGGCGGTCTTGTTCATGAGGTGTACGAGATCGACTCGCCGTGGTCATCTGGCGATCTGGGTGAAATTGATTATGCCCAGTCTGTTGACCTCATTGTCCTTGTGCATCCGGATTATCCGCCGCAGTACCTGCGCCGCGTTGCCGACAACAACTGGACGCTGACTGAAATGACCATGGAGAAGGGGCCGTTCCAGGATGTAAACGCGGTGACATCAAGCACGGTCTCAACGGGTGGCGGACTGGCTGCCGGCGTGTCGGGAACGATCACATCGACGAGCCTCTCCGCTGCCGACGTTGATAAATTCATCTACATCGAGGCCGTTGACAGGAAGGGCGCATGGCAATCAGGCGTTAATCTGGCGTCCGGGTACTTCTATATCAGCAACGGCAGTCATTTTTATGTGAACGTCAACAATGCCACGACCGGGACCAGGGGGCCGACTCACGACAGGGGCACGCAATGGGACGGGATGGAAACATCTCCGGCATCGTCCGTGCAGTGGGAGTACCTGCATTCAGGGTGGGGGGTCGCCCATATCGATGATGAAAACGGCCTGCCTAATGTGTACGACGTGACGGCCGCGACGCGACTTCCGGCTGACACAGGCACCTGGAGGTGGGCGCTTCAGGAGTTTGACGATACACGCGGATATCCCCGCGCCGTGTGCTTCTACCAACAACGCCTGTTCTTCGGCGGCAATGCCGCCAGCCCTGAATCCGTCTGGGCAAGTCGTACGGGGGATTACGGCGACTTCATTCGCACAACCATCGTGACGGACGACGCCCCGCTGAAATTCAGCTCGGCATCCCGCAAGCTTAATCGTGTGCGCTTTCTCGACGGCATCAACAGCCTGATCTGCCTGACATCATCCAGTGAAAACGTGGTTTCCGGGCCAGACGGGGTGATTTCTCCGTCAACACTGAGCATACGCCCGCAGTCGTATCTGGGGTGCGCCGGAGTCAAGCCGCTGCTGATAGGTAACAGGATGCTGTTCGTGCAGGACAAGGCTCGGATATTGCGCGACATGGCATTCAGCCTGGAGGCGGATTCATTTGTCGGTGATGACCTGACATTGCTTGCCAACCATCTTTTCGCCGGCAAATCCATTGTAGCGACAGCCTACGCGCAGCACCCCTATTCGCTGGTGTGGGTTGTTCTCGACGACGGGTCACTGCTGTCGCTGACGTATTACCGAGAGCAGGAGGTGATAGCCTGGGCGCGGCATGAGACTGATGGCGAGGTCGAGGATGTGGTCGTTGTTTCCGAGGATGGCGAGGATGCGGTTTATCTGCTGGTGAACCGCGATGGCTTCGACAACGGCATCTTCGGCACAAACCGACGGTTTATTGAAAGAATGAGCAGCCGCAGCATTACCGGCATCGACGAGGCCTTCTTCGTGGATGCCGGTCTGGCGTATGACGGGAATAATACCGGAACGGATTACTGCAGCCTGACAACGGCGGACGGCTGGACGCCAGACGACACCATCACCATTACCCGCGTAGGGACCGGGACATTTGAAAGCAACCTGGTTGGCGAATCGTTTGTCTTCCGGCTTGGTGACGATGAGGTTGAGATTGTCATCACCGCGGTTGTGGCAAGCGACGAGATGGAAGGCAGCCCGACAAAAGACGTTCCGGCACCAATGCGCGAAATCGGAGCCATCAGCACGGATTGGGCGATTGCCCGCAAGACGTTCCGACTGGTGCTGCATCTTTCCGGGCGCGAAGTAATCGCTCTGGCGGACGGCAATGTGGTTGGCCCCTATACCATCGACGAGGAAGGTCTTCTGGTGCTGGATAACGCCGCCTCGCGCGTGGTGGTTGGTCTTCCCTATGAATCCGTGATGCAGACTCTGCCGCTTAATGTAATTGGCGGGGAGACCACCCAGGCCCGTCAGAAGATCGTCAACAAGGTGAATGTGATCTGTGAAGACACGCGCGGCATTGAGGCCGGGCCCGACACGGATCACCTGACCGAGTTCCGCGCACCGCAGCGCGACCGCTATTCCTCGCCGCTGTCACTCAAGACCGGGATCTGGGATACCGCTATCCGCACCGACTGGAAGCAGCAGGCGCAGGTGGTTATCCGGCAGGGCAATCCGCTGCCGGCCACGATTCTGGCGATCATTCCTGAGGTGACGCTTGGCGGCTGAGATCATCCCGGCCACGGCCGAGCACGCCGCCGAACTGGCTCCGCTGGTGCGCCAGGCAGACCGTGATGAGTTTATGGCGGCATCCGGGCAGTCGCCGGAGGAAGTGCTGGCGGACGGCCTGACGCTGTCTTCCCATATCTGGACCGGCCTGCTGGACGGGCGCGTGGTCTGCATGTTTGGCGTTGCCCCCATGCCGGGCGCTGACGGGGTTGGTGTGCCGTGGATGGTGGGGTCTGAGCGGCTGGACCGCTGCGCATCCATCTTCCTCCGGCAGTGCAGGCGCTCTGGAATGATCCGCCAAATGCTGGACGCCTACCCGGTGCTGATGAACGCCGTGGATTGCCGCAACACCAAGGCCATCGCGTGGCTGAAGTGGCTGGGGTTCAGTTTTGGCAAACCCATTCCTTACGGCGTTGCCGGTCTTCCGTTCCATGTTTTCGAGATGAGGGGCTGTCATGTGTAATCCGATGTTTTTAATGGCCGGGGCGTCGGCAATCAAGGGGATCGGTGATTACTCGTCCGCCATCCAAGAGGCCAAGGCCATGAACGCCAATGCGGCCGAACTGGACAGGGCGGCCGCTGACACCAATCAGCGCGGGGCCGCCGCAGCCGCATCCGTCCTTCAGCGAGGACAGGAGGCCAAGGGAACGCAATCTGTCGCCATGGCTGCCAACGGGCTGGACTTCAGCCAGGGCACCGGGGCTGACATCCTTGCCAAGACAGCAGCCGACACGCAATTCGATGCCATGACCGTGCAGAACAACGCCATGCGCGAGGCCTACGGCCTGAACGTGCAGGCTATCCAGCAGCGTTACCAAGCCAAGGCCACCAAGAGGAAGGCAGCCATTGGGCTGGCTGGGTCGCTGCTTGGTAGCGGGGCGCAGGCATGGGGCGGATTCAGGGGCATGGGCGGACAGAAGCTATCAACGCCAAATGCGCGAATGATGGACGGCGGCGTCAGCCAAGCCAATAACTTCATGGGGTACGCATAAATGCCGGTCGTTCCCATCTCCCAGCGCACCCAGCAGGCGCAAGGCTACCAGCCTGCCGCCATCAAGCCGGTGGCGCTTGACCTGTCGCCTATCGCTGACGGAGCGAAGCAGGCGGCCCAGGTCTGGCAGAAGACCATTGACGATGCCGACAATGCGGCCGCCTATCAGGCAGCAACCAGCGCGCAGTCCACGCTTAACGCCATGCTGTGGGACAAGGATACGGGCCTGTTCAACACTCGGCGCGGCGAGAAGGCAATCGGCGTGGCTGATGACGGTCTGAAGCAGTTTGACGCCTGGGCGCAGCAAGAGCGTGGGAGGCTGAAGAATCCCCGGCAGGTGGAGCTTTTCGACAAGCTGCTGGCCGCGCCGCGTGATGGATTCCAGCGCCAGTTGCTCCAGCACCAGTCCCGGGAGTTTGAGGCATGGCAGGGCGAGACGTACAAGAACGCCATCCAGACAGCCAACGACGGAGCCGGGCTGAATTATGGCGATGACAATGCTCTCGACGCCGGCCTGATCGGATTGCATGGCGCCATCGCCACGCGACTGCAATCGCAGGGCGCGACCAACCTGATCGGAGACGAGATCAAGCGGGCGACCGGCGACTACTACGCCAGCGCCGTGATCGGTGCCATGGCCAACAATGATTATGCGCGGGCGCGGCTGCTGCTGACCAGGCATGGCGGGGAGTTCTCGCAGGAGCAGAGGGCGAGGCTGGATGGGATGCTGAAGCCTGCGGAAGCGCATCTGGGGGCCATGAAAGCCGTGGACGAGGCCACAGCGGAACCCGGGTGGACAATGGCGTCAGCGGAAAAAGTGCTGCGCGAACGATATGCCCAAGACCCTGAAGGGCTGAAGGTGGCCAGGGCGGAATTGGATTATCGCGACAATGTGCGCGACGAAGGTCAGAAGGAAGTCATCGCCAGGTTCATGGCTCCGGCCAATCAGGAACTGGCTGAAGCCGAGCGCACCGGGCGGCCAGTATCCATGTCCAGCCGCGCCCTGCTCAACCTGGCGGGGGCGGACCCGACCGGGGAAACGTACCGGCAGATGGTGGGCAGGTATGCGGATTACAACCGGCAGCTGCAAGACCGGACTATGGCCCGCGACAAGCGAATGGCGGGAATCACCGGCACCGGCACCGATCCCGAGCAAAACGCCAGCGCCATCCTGTTTGACATGGCTGCCAACCCTGACGCCTACAAGGGTAAACCCATCGACGGGGCTCTGCGCGAGGCCATTAAGGGCGGCACGCTGCGCCCATCGGATGCGCTCCGCATTCAAAACCACTGGAACGACATTCAGGCCGGGAAAAAAACATTTGAGCTGGCCACCTTCAGCACCGCCGAAAGCTACCTGAACGACCTGCTTGACGGCGCATACATCTCCAAGGGACCCGGAGACACGCCCAAGGCATTCAAGGACATGGGAAAGACAGAACAGGCCGCTATCAAGGCGTCCGTACGGCTGGCGGTTGATCGCGCCCTGACTGACGCGCAGAAGACCGAGGGCCGCAAGTATGGCGGCGACGAAGTGCGCGCCGTGGTGCTGAATGCCTTCCGTCAGGCCACGCTGGTGAAAAAGCCGCTGATCGGCAAGGACGAGAAGACTCCCATGCTGGTGGTTGACCCGGAGGGCATTGGTTCGCGCGTTGGCGTCACGGTCAACTACAACATGATTCCGGCGGACACCCGTGCCGCCATTGAGTCTGTCCTGCGCAAGAACAGAAAGCCGGTGACAAAGCAGTCGGTCATCGAATACTACAACGCCATCGGGAAATAACATGCCCATTGACCAGAAGGTTCTCGACGAGATCAATTCCTCGCTGTCATCGTCCCCGTCCATTACCGGTCCAGCCGCCACTCCAGGCGTCAATCCTGACCGTCTTGGCCGCAGCTTGAAGTTGGCGCGGACTAATGGCGGACACCCGCTGGTGGAGGCCGAGGACTCGCAGGCGCTTGACATGGCCGAGCGTCAGGCGGCGTGGGAGCGGCTGGTCAACTCGGCTCCGAAGACCGTGCGGCACTTCGCGCAGAACCCGATTGCTGCATCATTGGCTGACAACGACTGGGAGCCGGTTGGCGCTGTCGAAAACAGCCTGTTTGCACTGGGGGAGGCCGCTCGCATTCCTTACCAGGCAGGAACCGGAATCACGGGCAGCCTGTATGGGATCCTTGGGGCGGCCACTGAGGTCGGCAATACACTGGCGTCATCCGCGCAGCGAACGGCAGCCGATCTGTTCTCCCGTCTTTTTCTCCCGCCTGCGCGACAGGGGCAGGGCAAGCCCACGCTTGACTCCTTGGCCGGTCCCATGTCGCCAGAAAGCGATGTCTCCAAGTTCTTCCGGTCAGCATCCGCCGGCATTGCAAAACAGGGTAGGGACTACGGGACGGCATCCGGCAACTACGGCGGGGATATTGGCCGCATGGTGGCTGGTGGTGCCGCCAGTGCCTACCAGAACGCCATGATGCTTGGCTTTGCCGGAACCATTGCTCCAGCAGTAGCCGGCACCCGCATGGCGGTGGCCGCGCCCATGGCGCCGATGGGCCTTGTTACCGCCGGAGGCGAATACACGAAGGCTCGCGATGCCGGCCTGTCTGTCGGGCAGTCTCTTGCTTATGCCGGCTCTCAAGGCGGCATCGAAATGGCTACCGAGGCTTTGCCGTTTGGCATCCTGGTGAACGACATCAAGGCGTCCATGCCAATCGCCAAGATCATTGGCAAGCAGTTGCTGGCTGAGAACCTGGAGGAGCAGGTCGCAACACACGCTCAGGACTTCAACGAATGGATCAACCTCCACCCCGACAAGACCATCGGCGAATACCTGAAAGAGCGCCCGAACGCAGCTTTGGAAACAGCAGTACAGACAACGGTTGCCACCTTGCTGCTTGCCGGGCCGGGCTCCATCGCCATGCGGGCGACTTATCTGGACATGCAGCGCGCTGACGAGGCCATGGCTCAAAAGCGCGCCGATGCCCTGATTGCACTCAACACCGCCGCCGCCGCCAGCAAGACCCTGCAACGCGACCGCCAGACATTCGAGGAGATCGTCGCCGCCCAGACAAAGGAGGGCCCGGTCACGGATGTCTATATCGACGCGCAGGTGCTGAACCAGTCCGGCCTTGCGGATCAGGTTGTTGCCGATTCGCCGTCCGCCGCAGAGCAGTATCAGGCCGCGCTGGAGACCGGCGGGCAGGTCCGCATCCCGGTGTCGGAATATGCCGCCCGCATCGCGTCTCAGGCCTATGCGCAAGAGTTGGTCGAGGACGTTCGCTTCGACCCGCTGGACATGACCCTGCGCGAGGCAAAGAACTACCAGCAAAGCGGGGCCATGCAGGAGCTGGAGCAGGCCATGGCGCGCATCATTGGCGACAAGGCGCAGTCCGACACATTTACCGCCAGCCGCGACCGGGTGAAGCAGCGGGTGCTGGACAATCTGAACGCCCTGGGCAGGTTCACGCCGCAGAAGAATGAGTTGGACGCCACGCTGATCGCTGCGCGCTCGGCGACTCGGGCGGCGCAACTCGGCATCACGCCGGAGCAGTTCTTCGACCAGTATGTGCTGAATGTAGTGGCTGAAGGAGCGGGTGGGCAGGTGCTGAATCAGTTCGCCGGGCAGGGCGCGCTGACTGCCGATCTTGATGCGCTCAAGGTTGCTCAGGATCGGGTGGCTGCTGGCGAGGATGCGGAAACCGTGCGCCGGGAAACCGGCTGGCATACCGGCACGGATGGCAAATGGCGGTTTGAGATCAGCGACGCGGACGCAAAGCTAACCCCGGCTATCAAGTCGCTCGACCGTGGCGGCTATGATGCCGCTGACATGCAGGAGGTCACCTACCGCAAAAACGATGACGGCACATACAGTGTTGCGTTGATGCACGCGGGAGCTAAGGATTCATCTGGGTTTGTGAATCTTGATTCTATTCCCGAGGAGGTTGTGCGCGCCATTCTGCCTGATGATGTTTTTGCAGCCGTGCAGCGCGGCGATGGCGAAGCCGACTTCATTGGCGCAAATCTGGACGACGCCAAAACCATCAAGATGCCGTTCCGTTTCGATGGCATGAACGCATTGCCGCTGGATATGGTGATTGACCATCCGGCGCTGTTCGCGGCTTACCCGGCCTTGCGTCAGGTCATGGTCAAGGTTGACCCTAAGGCGGGTATTGGTGGATCGCTGGAGGAGATGGGAGACGGGACGTTCGTGATAACTGTCGGCCAAGGACAGAAGCAAAGCACCATGCTCCACGAAATCCAGCACGCCATTCAGAGCTACGAGGGTTTTGCTCGGGGCGGGGCTTCTCGGGACGCCTTTGCTGATCCGCGCATGAGGCCCGGCGCAACAAAGGCAGGGCGAGATGCTGCGTTCGCATTGCTGGCTGAAAAGCTGGCCGAATTGAAGCAGCCAGACAGCATTGAGCAATTCGCCCGCAACGCATGGGGAACAGATGAGATTACCAAGGAGCTTGAGGCCAGTTACGCTGACTATGTGAAGACGGTCAGCGAGGCAGCCGTCGCGCCAAACATCCAACGCGCCGCCCAAGAGTGGGCGGCGAAAGAATGGTATCGCCGCCTCGCCGGTGAAGTCGAGGCCCGCAATACCCAAGCCCGCGCCAGCATGACGGATGCCGAGCGCCGCGCCATTAGTCCGCAATCCACGTCGGATGTGGCGGAACGGGATCAGATCGTCACGTTTGCCAAGGGGTTGGCGGAGATGGTCAGCGACAAGCCGACCGATGCTGACCTTGCCGAAGCCAAGCGCCAACTGGACGAGCAACTGGCCATTGCTGACCGCATGATCGCGGAGCGCGGCGGGTTGTTTGCGCCGAACGGGGAGAAGTCGAATCTGAACCGCTACCAGTGGGCGCAGGTGCGGACGGCGAACTTCAATCGGTGGTTTGGGGATTGGGAGAGTGATCCGGCTAAGGCGTCGAAGGTGGTGGACGAGAATGGCGAGCCGCTGGTGGTGTATCATGGGACAGGCGGATCATTTGACGCCTTTGACCGCGTCAAGGGAGGCAGCGAATCAGGAAACGATGCTGGCAAAAAGGGGCATTTCCTTTCGGGGTCGTCAGCGATTGCCTCTGATTACGCGCTACGGGCGAAGGGGGCCGCCAATGTCATGCCTGCATTTGTGGCGCTTGCCAATCCAGCGCGGCGCAAGTTCCGTGATATTGACCAACTCGACTATTGGGCATCAATCAACGACTTCAGTGGCGGCCTGATTGCTGACCTTGGCGATGGCCAGCAAGTGTTCATGGTGAAGGATGGTAACCAGATCAAATCCGCCACCGGCAACGCCGGGACGTTCTCGGGCGAGACGGACAACATCCTGTACCAGCCCGACGACGGCCCCGGCCCGGTCAAGCGCGGCTCGTTCAGCCCGTCCACCAACACCATTGCCCTCCTGAAGAACGCCGATCTTTCGACGTTCCTGCATGAGTCCGGCCATTATTTCTTCGAGACCGACATCGCCATCGCCGGGCAAATCCTGCGCGAGAACGGCACCTTCGGCATCGACACCATGACGCCGGGGCAACAGCAAATCCTGCGTGATGTGTCGGCCCTGCTGAAGTGGCACGGCATCGAGGGCGACATCGCCAGCCAGATCGACCAGTGGTCGCGCATGGACTTCGAGGAGCGCAGGGCCTACCACGAAAAGACAGCCGAATCCTTCGAGCGGTATCTGATGGAGGGCAAGGCTCCCAGCATTGAATTGCAGTCGGTGTTCCAAACCTTCCGGCAATGGCTGATATCGGTCTACAAATCGATCAAGGATTTCATCAAGCGCAACCCGGACGCCGGGGAACTGAGCGACGAAGTCCGCGCCGTGTTCGACCGGATGCTGGCGACCGAGGAGGAGATCAAGCTGGCCGAACAGGCGCGCAGCATGATCCCCCTGTTTGCCGATGCCGTGAACGCAGGCATGACCCCGTCCGAATTTGCCGAATACCAGAAGCTGGGCAATGAGGCGACGCAGGCCGCGATTGATGAGTTGCAGGCCAAGGGCATCCGCGACATGAAGTGGCTGGCCAATGCCCGCAGCCGGATGCTGAAGAAGCTGCAAAAGCAGGCCAAGGCGCAGCGCGCCGAGATGCGGGCGATGGCCCGCATGGACGTGCTGTCGGAGCCGGTATATCAGGCGTGGAATATCCTGACCAGCAAGATGACCGACGAGGACAAACTGGCCGGGAAGCCGAAGCGCAGCGAGGCTCTGGACCCTGCGGTGGACAGCTTGTTTGAAGCCATCGCCAAGCTGGGCGGACTTAACAAGGAAACGCTGGTCGCGCAGTGGGGGATTGATCCGAAAGACAAGGCGGAATCCGGACTGTTCGGGAGGCCGGTGATGCGGGCGAAGGATGGCGGCCGGTCGATTGATTGGATGGTGGAGGCACTGACAGAAGATGGATACCTGGCGCCGGATGAGAACGGCAAGGGTGACGTGCTGGAGCTGGAGGAGAGATTCAAGGCCGAACTGCGCGGCGACCGGCAGTATTCAAGCATCCGCAATTGGGAGCCGGAGCAACTGCCGGGGCAAGGCCAGGACTTGGGCGGCATTTCAGCGGCCCGCATTGACCGCGCCAGCCTGGACAGCATGGAGGACATTCCGCAGGAGGTGATTGATCGCCTTGAATCTCTGGGCATGACTGCCAGAACGGGCGGCATCCATCCGGATGTGCTGTCTGAAATCCTGCCGGGCTGGACATCTGGCGATGAGTTGGTGCGGGCGCTGGCATCCGCCGTGCCGTTGAAGCAGGCCATCGAGGCGCGGACTGACCAGTGGATGCTGGAGCAATATGCCGACATGGCAACGCCGGAGGCCATCGAGCGGGCGGCGGACATGGCCATCCACAATGATGCCCGGGAGCTGTTCCTGCTGGCCGAGCACAAGGCGCTGGTGAAGGCATCCGGCGACAAGACGCAGCGGCAGGTCATGCTGACTGCGGCGAAGGATTACGCCCGGCAACTGATCGGCAGGCAGCGCATCCGCGACATCCGCCCGAGCCAGTACACGGCGGCGGAAGCACGGGCAGCGAAGGCGGCGGCTACCAGTAATGACGTGGCGCAGAAGGCGACCGAGAAGCGTAACCAGATCCTGTCCGGCATGGCGGCACGCGAGGCATATCGGGCGCAGGATGACGTCGCCAAGGGGCTGCGCTACCTGAAGAAGTTTGACAGCCCCACCATCCGCAAGCTGGTGAGCGGCGACTATGTGGACCAGATCGAGGCCCTGCTTGAGAAGATCGACCTACGCAAGCGCAGCCTGAAGGATATTGACCGGCGCAAGAGTTTCGGCGCGTTCGTACGCTCGCAGATCGAGAAGGGCGTGGTCCCGGCCATGAGCGACAGCCTGCTGCCTCCTGGGCTGCGGGCGGCGTATCAGGCCAAGGTCATGGAGCGCGACGAGAACGGAGAGCTGATCGTACGCGATGACGTGGAGCAGGCGAAGGTGCTGGCCGACTACCTGGACATGGCGGAAGCCCGGTCCTACAAGGACATGACCGTCGAGGAGTTTCGCGGCCTGGTGGAGACCATCCGCCAGATCGAACATCTTGGCCGCAAGAAGAAGTCCTTGCTGACAGCCCGCGACGGCAAGACCTACGAACAGAAGCGCGACGAACTGGTCGCCAGCGTGACCGCCAACTCTGAGCGCCTGCCCGACCGGATGAACCGGACGGTTCCGAATGACCGCGCCGAGAAGCTGCGCGGCCTGCGCGATTTCCGGATCTCGCTCCGCAAGATCGGCATGATCATGCGCCTGCTGGACGGCAATAAGGACGGCGGCCCGATGTGGGATTTCTTCGTCCGTTCGGCGAATGAGCGTGGCGATTGGGAGACGGAGCAAATTGCCAATGCCTCCGAAGCGCTGACCAAGGCGCTGCGGCCGGTGTTCGCGCTCAAGGGCGGGATGCGAGGCAAGGGCATTCATTTCGAGAGCATCGGCCGGTCGCTGAACCGCGAGCAACGCATCGGCCTGGCCCTGAACGTCGGCAATGAGGGCAACCTGCAACGCCTGCTGGATGGTGAGGGCTGGACCTATGCCGACATCCAGCCGGTGCTGGAATCCCTGACGGCGGCCGAATGGCAGGCCGTGCAGGAGGTGTGGGACCACATGGACAGCTATCGCCCGCTGATCGCCGCCATCGAGCGCCGGACGGTCGGCGGCGAGCCGGAATGGGTGCAACCCATGCAGTTCACGGTCAACACCAAGGACGGCCAGACGCTGACGCTCAAGGGCGGCTACTACCCGGTGAAGTACGACACCGAGGCCAGCCAGCGCGCCGAGGAACTGGAGGACGCCACGGATGCCAAGCGGGCGATGAACGCGGCAACCAACACCAGCACGACGCACCGGTCCTTCGTCAAGAAGCGGTCGGAGGCGGTCGTCGGCCGTCCGCTGGAGTTGAGCCTGTCGGCCATGTATTCCGGGGTGCAGGATGTCATCCATGACCTCGCATGGCGGGAATGGCTGATCGACGCCAGCAAGATGATCAGCAGCAGCACGCTGGACGATGCCATCCGTCGCAAGTACGGCGCCGAGACGCCGCGAGCCATCCGCCAGTGGATCAGCGACATTGCGGCCGGCACTCGTAAGCCTCGCGGAGTTTTTGACCGGGCGGCCGCCTTCCTCCGCAAGAACGTGGCCGCCTCCGGATTGGCCCTGAACTTCATGAACGCTGTGCAGAACATCACCGGCCTGCAAAACAGCATTGAGCGCATCGGCGCGAAGTGGCTGGCTGTGGGGCAGGGTGAATACCTGAGTGGACCCAAGGATGCGGCGGCGTGGGTCCACGAGAAGTCCTCCTTCATGGAGCACCGCGCCCGGACGCAATTCCGCGACCTGAACGAACTGCGCAACGTGGTCGAGAGCGGCGACAACTTGCTGACCAAGGCCAAGAACAACCAGTTCATTCTGATCACCATGACGCAGAAGATGGTGGACCTGCCGACGTGGATCGGGGCGTATCGTAAGGCCGAGGCCGAGGGCGCGGTGGTGCAGTTGGATGACGGCAGCATCGACGACAGCAGGGCGGTGGCGATGGCGGATCAGGCGGTGATCGATGCCCAGGGCAGCGGGATGATCAAAGACCTGTCGGCTGTCGAGCGCGGCGGCGAGCTAGCCAAGTTGTTCACGGCCTACTATTCGTACATGAACACCACCTACAACCTGGCGGCAAACCGCGTTTCTGGCGCGCGAGGTGGCAGCCCCAGGGAGCGCGGCGCGGCGGCATTGCATTTGCTGGTGCTGATGGCGGTGCCGGTGGCAATCATGGCTGTACTGAAGGCAGGGCTGACTCCTGGCGACGACGATGATTTCGACGACCCAGAAAAGCTGGCCAAGAAGCTGGCGATGGAGCAGGCATCATTCGCCATGGGTTTGATCCCGTTCGCCCGCGAGTTTACGCCGATGATCCAGCCGTTCCTCCAGGATCAGACCTTCGGCTATCAAGGACCGGCCGGGCTGCGGATTATTGGTGACGCCACCAAGTTCACCCAGCAGGCGGCGCAAGGCGAATTCGACGACGGATTCCGCAAGGCCGCCGTGGGCATGTCCGGCTCCCTGTTTGGCCTTCCTGCGGCGCAGATCAACCGCACATGGACCGGCGTCGAGGCGCTTGCCGACGACAAGACCGACAACCCGGCCGCGCTGATGTTCGGGTATCAGGAAAAGAAATAACACCCGCTTTCATGCGGGCAATTTTTCGCCTGTTTCTGTAATGTATGTTATGGCATGATAATGAATCTGTAACGCCTGTTACCTTGGTGACGATATGACGATTTCCAGCGAGACAACCCGCAACGACTACACCGGAAACGGCGTGACAACGGAGTTTGCCTAC